GACATGGATATGGGTCCTGAAGAAGAAACAGAAGAAAGTTTCCAATTTGAAGACGCTGATGAATTAGACGAATCTGCTGATTTAATCGCAGTTGCTAAACCAGCTGGCGGCGATAATGGAAACAATACAAGAAGCCCAGTACCTGCTAATAGCGGTGCTAAGGGAATGTCCGCAAAGCCAGTTAGACTAGGTAGCAGTGAATCCAGCAATGGTGGAACTGGTGCTAACGCTAAAGACATGAGTGTAAATCCAGGCAATGCTCCAGGGCAAAAGAAAGCTCCTAGTTTAAGCGCAGTTGCTAAACCAGCTAAAGCTGAAGCCGCAGGAAACACAAGATCTCCTGTAGCAGGACGTTAATATGATTAAGTATATACCACTTAGAGAAGCATTAACTTTTGATCAAGCCCAGCTTGTTGTCGAATCTCGCGATCACGCAGATGGCAAAAGCAAAGACTTGTACATGAGTGGTATTTTTATACAAGGCGGCGTTAAAAATCAAAACCAACGAGTTTACCCTGTAAATGAAATTGGACTAGCTGTTAAAAGTATAAAAGAACGTATTAACTCAGGTTATAGTGTATTAGGAGAAGCAGATCATCCAGATGATTTGCAAGTTAATTTGGATCGAGTAAGTCATATGATTACTGACATCTACATGGATGGCGGTAATGGATTAGGCAAGCTAAAGATCCTACCAACTCCAATGGGTAACATTGTTAAAACATTGTTAGAAAGCGGAGTTAAATTGGGTGTAAGTTCTAGGGGATCTGGCAATGTTAATGAAAGCGGTGAAGTTAAAGACTTCGAAATCGTTACAGTAGACATTGTTGCAAACCCTAGTGCTCCAGAGGCATATCCGAAGGCAATCTACGAACGTGTTATGATGAGCAATCGTCAGCGACAATTAATGGACGTAGCAGGTGCCGTAAAACATGACTCTAAAGCACAGAGGTACCTCCAGGAAGAGGTTCTGAAGTTTATCCAAAACCTTAAAGTCTAAGGAGAAGGTATAATGACAGTTTTTTCGGAACTACTTGGTTCAGAAGTACTCTCAGAAGATGTTAAATCTAAATTAGAGGAAGCGTTTGCAAAACAAATCGCTGAAGCTAAGACAGAATTAACCGCCAACCTTCGCGAAGAATTCGCTCAACGCTATGAGCACGATAAAGGTATGATTGTTGAATCAATGAACACAATGATTGAAGAAGCAATTACACATGAAATCGAAGAATTCAAGCAAGATAAAGACGCTTTAGTACAAGCCCGTGTGGCCTACAAAAAGAAAGTCTCAGAACATAGTGAACTATTAAACAAGTTTATTATGGAAGCTCTTGCACGTGAATTAGGTGAATTGAGAAAAGATCGCAAAGCACATGAAACTAACTTTTCTAAGTTAGAAGAATTTGTATTACAACGATTAACTGGTGAACTGAATGAATTAAAAGAAGATGAGCAGGCCTTGCGCTCCGCTCGTGTTCGCATGGTTCAAGAAGGTAAGAAGATAATTGCAGATGCAAAAGTGAAATTTGTTAAAGAAGCCGCTAACAAAGTTGAAGGTATTATTAGTAATGCTATGAAGACAGAGTTAACTCAGCTTAAAGAAGACATCAAGGTTGCTCGTGAAAATGCGTTTGGTCGTAAGATCATGGAAACATTCGCCGCAGAATTCATGGCAAGCCACTTTGCAGATGGAACAGAAGTTAAAAAGATGGGCAAACAACTTGCCGTACTTGAGTCCAAGTTACAAGTGACAACACAACAACTTGAACAAAAAGACAAAATGATTGCAGAGGCAGTACGTAAGCAAAGTATCGCAGAAGATACTACTAAACGTGCCCGTATTATGCAGGAGCTGGTAGCTCCATTGTCTAAAGAGAAACGCGAGATTATGGAAGATTTACTGCAAACAGTAAAGACAACTAATCTTAAGGAATCTTTTGAAAAATATCTACCAGCAGTTCTTAACGAATCTGCCCCACGCGGCAACGCAAAGGCAACGCTAGTTGAGAGCGCCAAAGCACAGAGTACTGTGTTTACTGGTAACAAGTCTGTAAGCGCAGAACAATCTACAGGTAAAGCTGAGATAGTTGCACTACGCAAACTTGCAGGAATCTAAAGTAAGGAGACATTAAATGTCAAGTCAACTTTTCGAGTCACAAAACTGGTCAGCTACTAAAGAAGCTCTGCTAGACGGACTCTCCGGCAATAAAAAAGCCGTTATGGAAACAACATTAGAAAATACACGTAAGTATTTGTCTGAAAGTGTTACAGCTGGTGCTACATCTTCTGGTAACGTCGCAGTATTAAACAAAGTAATTCTGCCAGTTATTCGTCGTGTTATGCCTACTGTTATCGCTAACGAAATCGTTGGTGTTCAGCCAATGACAGGCCCAGTTGGTCAAATCCACACATTGCGTGTTCGTTACGCACAGTCTGCCACTGGCGTTACAGCTGGTGAAGAAGCACTAAGCCCGTTCAAGATTGCAGAAGCATATTCTGGTTCTTCAGCTGGTAAAGCAACTTCTACATCCGCACTAGAAGGCGAAGCTGGTAACAAGTTAAGCATTCAAGTATTGAAGCAAACTGTTGAAGCTAAGACACGTAAATTGTCTGCTCGTTGGACATTTGAAGCCGCTCAAGACGCACAAGCCATGCATGGTTTGGACGTTGAAGCAGAAATCATGGCCGCTCTAGCACAAGAAATTACTGCTGAAATCGACCAAGAAGTTATCGGTTCTTTATTGAGCCTAGCTGGTTCTGCAGTTAGCACATTTGACATGACTGCTGGTGATTTCACTGGCACACCTACATACGTTGGTGACCGTCATGCAGTTTTAGCTATTCTTATCAATAACGCCGCTAACCTAATCGCCCAACGTACACGTCGTGGCGCAGGTAACTACGTTGTTGTAAGCCCAACAGCTTTAACAGTACTACAAAGTGCTACAACTTCAGCATTCGCTCGTACTACAGAAGGTACATTCGAAGCTCCAACAAATACTAAATTCGTTGGTACACTAAACAGCTCTATGCGTGTATATGTAAACAGCTACGCTAACGAAACTAGTCCAGTACTAGTTGGTTACAAAGGTCCTAATGAGATGGACGCGGCCGCTTTCTACTGCCCATACATTCCATTGATGAGCTCTGGCGTTGTTCTTGATCCAGCAACATTCGAACCAGTTGTGTCATTCATGACACGTTATGGTTATGTTGAGTTAACAAACACAGCATCCAGCTTAGGCAATGCCGCTGACTATGTTGCTAAAATTGCTATGGCAAACATTAGCTTCAAATAATCTTAGGATTAAAGTTAGTAAATTCAGAAAAGCCCCGCAAGGGGCTTTTTTGTTAATAAAATTCCTATCATATTAAATAAAAATCAAATTTGGTATAAATATATGAATATTAGTAACTGAGTAAACAAATGGCCATCAACATTAATCACCAAAACAACGAAGTAACAACATCAAACAGTGAGTTGGATTTCCAAGACACTATGATGAAAAATGTTAACGTTGAACGTGTAGCATCTGATCCTAACATTACAGTTAGTGGACGAGTTTGGTATAATACTACAGATAAACATGTGAAGATGTCTGCAATTAATGATAACGGACAATTAGTTATCAAGCAGATCCCAATTAAAGATGATGTTGATTCAGCATTAGCACAAGCAATAGCCTATGTAGATCAATTGAAACTACAAGACATTTCAAATGTCGATAGTTCAAATGGTTTGAATAGTGGCGATGTTTTAGTTTACTCTGCTATGGTAGATCAATGGTTAGTTACAAATTACCTAGCTCAACAAGTTGTTGATGCAGGCGAGTTTTAATGGAGAATTTATAAATGGCGTCAACAATTAGAATTAAACGTTCCAGTGTAAACGGTAATCCTACCTATCTGGCCGCGGGCGAATTAGCGTATTCGGCACAAGCAGGAACACAATCCAATGGCGGCGACCGCTTGTACATTGGTATTGGTTCTGAATCGGGCACCTTGTCTGCAGGTACTGCTAATGCCGCAAACCACTACGTAGTTGGTGGTAAGTTTTTTACAGACATGTTGGATCATGTTGCAGGTACATTAACTGCTAGTTCTGCACTTATTGCTGATGCTAATAGTAAAATTGATATCATTAACGTTGGTAATATTAGTATAACTGGTAGCTCAAACGTTATTAGTAGCACAGATACCAATGGTAATATTGTTCTTACACCTAACGGTTCAGGCTATGTATCAGTATCCGGAACAAACGGATTAATAATCCCGGTAGGCACTACAGGACAACGTGCGCCAGCAATACAAGGTGCAATCAGATATAACACAACTACTTCGCAGTTTGAAGGATATAGTGGAAGTAACTGGGCAAGCATGGGCGGTGTTAGAAGTGTAGACGGATTAACATATATTGCCGCAGAAGATACCCCAGGTGCAAGTGACGATATAATCCATTTTTATGCTAGTAATAACAGTACAGCCATTGAAGTTGCTCAATTAAACACAACAAAATTAGCACTATTGCAAACAACTGCATCTAGTAGTTCAACTACAGGCGCATTAACAGTAGCTGGCGGAGTTGGTATTGCTGGCGATTTATATATTGGTGGCAACTTAGTATTAACTGGTACAGAAAATATATTTGATAATGTCACATTACAAAAGAATACTACTATACTTGGTAGCGATACTGCGGCAACAGAATATTTCAAAGTTCAAAACGGATCCGGTGTTGACAAGTTTGTAATTGATAGCGCA